CTTTTTGGATACAGATAAAATCAAAAATAAGAGTATTATTATTGGCGCAGGAGGGAACGGAGGGATGGCAGTGAGCCCAAACGGTGGAAACGAAATCGTTTCACAAAACAACGGGCTCAATGGAGACAGTACCAGTGCTTTCGGGCTTGTAGCACTGGGCGGAGAAGGTGCAAAAGGTGAGAATTTTGGCCTGCCAGGTAATTCTGTTGGTGCTTCTTATGATGTACCTGGGTCTGGAGGGAATTATACCCAGCCAGGAGAAAATGGCCGGTATGTAGATATCATTGGGATATATATGGCCGGTGGTGGTGGCGGTGGTGCCAATGGAGAAAATATTCCAAACAAGGAAAGAGGAGCAAGCGGAGGGGCTACCGGTGGAGGCGATGGAGGAGACGGGGCCAGCCAGTCTGCAAATGGAACCGATGGTAAAAATGGCAGCAAGGGCGGCGGTGGCGGTGGTGCTGGCGGCGGCTGCAATTACTCTTCCAATCAAAAGAGATCCGGAATTGGCGGACGAGGTGGCAATGGATATGTTGCGATTTACGGTAGGGGGCGTTTTGATGAAAACGGTTTATTTGAACGAGGATAACACTGTCCGCGAAATCATCCCGGAATATGCACTCCCGCCGGAGAAGTGGTATAGCGAGGCATTTGCACGGCGCTGTGTAGAGGTACAGGACGATGTAGAGCAGGGGTGGCGCTACAACCCCGAAACAGGACAGGCCACCCCGGACACAAGACCGCCGGAACCTGAACTAACTCCGCAATACGCCGCCGCTATGCGGGCCTATGCGGCCACCAGCACGGCCATACCTGACACCTACGCCCTGGACATGCCCGATCTGTTTCCGGCGTGGGAGACTGTTTTGGAGGCAGGAGAGGAGCTCCCGGCGGGCCGTATCCTCAACGACGGCGGCCAGCTCTACCGGGTGATGCAGGCGGTAACGCCTCAAAAGGAGATGCCCCCGCACGACGACGGCATGCTCGCCATCTACCGGCCCATTGACCGTGAGCACGCGGGCACAGTGGACGACCCCATCCCGTGGGTGTACGGCATGGACTGTTATGCGGGCAAGCACTACAGCTACAACGGGAAGGTCTACAAGGTGGCCGAGCGCGGGGACATGATTCCCTGCACATGGCCGCCCGACAGTCCCGGCATGTGGCAATGGGTGGAGGTGTAGCACATGGCTATCATTGTAAACGGGAAAAAAGTTGCCGGGGTGGGACTGCCCGGCAAGAGCGCCTATCAGGCGGCGGTTGACGGGGGCTTCACCGGCAACGAGCAGGAATTTAATGAGAGTTTGGCGAAGAGGAACATCGCCATCCGTCGGAACCTGCTGGACAACTGGTACTTCGTGGGCGGCGGCTCCCAGCAGGGCGGCGGGCAGTTCCCCATTAACCAGAGGGGGGAAACGAGCCGTTCCGGTTCAGGGGGGTTTATAGACAGATGGAAGCTGAGTGGGGAAGGCACTGCAACGCTGGGCAGCGATGGAATCACTTTAACTGCTACAACAGGGAATCTGGAATTCATACAATTTTTGGGCATTCCAAATGACCGTCTATTGGGAGAAACAGTTTGCCTCTCTGGACTGGTTGATGGAGACCTGCTATCGATGTCCACGTCTGCCCCGGAAGAAAAACCGAGTGCGTGGACAAATATCATAAACATTATCAAACCGTTTGGATTTGTCCAGTTTAATTATGACAATACGGCGGACAGGTTTTTTTGTAGCGCTATCGTCTCGGCAGGCAACAGCGTACTCCTGCAAGCATCTAAGCTGGAGCTTGGCTCCACCCAAACCCTCGCTTACCAGGACGAGGAGAGTAATTGGAAGCTCTTTGAGACGCCGGATTATGCCGGGGAGCTGGCTCGGTGCCAGAGGTATCTACTGGTTTTGCCTGGATTCAACACATTGTTTTCAAATATTGGGGTTGGTTCGTTCTTTTCGGAAACAGAGGCGGAAATCACAATACCAACACCTACTACGATGCGGATTATGCCGACATGCGCAGCCACAGGGAATTGGCTTCTGAGAGGCGGTGGGCAACTTATAAATGTAGAAGCGGGTGCATCAAATTTCTTCGTCCAGCAGATGTCCTCAAACGCAGTGAGCATGATAATCAACGGATTGTCTGGGTGCCCAGCAAATCAAGCTACCCAGCTCTTACGAAGTAATAACAGCACGGCCAAGATTACACTTTCCGCCGAACTATAGGAGGTGACCACCATGGACTACACACTCGAACCATACATCGTCTATGTTCAGACAGACGAGCAAGGCCGCATTACCGCCGTCAATAGCTCCGCCTTTGTCTCCACCGACTGGGGCACGGAGATTGACCGAGGCTACGGCGACAAATATCACCACGCCCAGGGAAACTATTTGGATGGGCCGGTCTACACCATGGACGGGATACCCCGGTACAAGCTGGAGGAGGGGGAGGCTGTAGAGCGCACCGAGGAAGAAATTGAGGCCGACCGGGCCGCGCTTCCCGAGCCGGAGCCGGAACCCCAGCCGCCCCTCGCAGAGGACATCACTCTGGACATGCTGTCCGAGCACGAGGCGCGGCTGTGTATGCTGGAGCTGACTACCACCGCTGCCACATGAGAAAGGAGACGCCATGACAACCGTATACAACCTCTGCAAGCTGCTCATTGACCGGGGCCGCACCGACGGCCTCCAGGAGAAGATGGATGTCTACCTGGCCGCCGACCGGCTCACCCCCGAGGAGTACCAAGAGCTGGCCGGGCTACTGGCCCCGGAACAGTAATCAACAGCGGGATCGCTGGATAAAAGGATGTGAATCAAATGAGTAAGCTCATTACATACATCCCGCTCTCGTCCGTGGAGCGGATTGAACTGAGAGTCACCAACTGCCGCAAGACGCTCTCTCAGGTCAAGGCTGAAACAAAGGCTCATTACGTGCTCAATGGCGGCATGTGGAACCCAGACGGCACCCCCTGCCCGCTGCTTAAGGTGGGCGGGGCGATGCTCTCCGGCACGCCCTGGCGTCCGATGGGCTACGCCTGGGACAAGGGCCCGGACATCCACATGACCTCCGGGTACGAGGGAGCGGCCAACTTTATCGCGGTAACCGCCCTTATTTCCTCCGGTAAGCCGGTGGATAAGCCCTCCTACGGCTCGGCCCAGGGAGGCAAGCGGGGGCGCAGCGCCATCGGCCTGCGTGGTGGCAGTCTGGCCCTCTATTGCTCTGGCGATGGGACCGGAGACGCAGCCACGCCGGAAACTCTGCGGGACGAGCTGGCCGGGCTGGGCTGGGCCTCCGCCGTTATGCTGGATGGGGGCGGCTCCAGCCAGTGCGACTTTGGCGGCGAGCGCATCACCGCCAGCCGCAAGGTGCACAACTGGATTTGCGTCTGGCTCAAACAGGGCGGCCAGAAGCCGCCGGAACAGGAGGACAAGCCTATGAGCAAGCACACTGTATGCCTCGACCCCGGACACGGGCCGGGCAACGTCAACGGATCCCCGGACGGCACTTACAAAGAGTGGGAGTTTACGTGGGATATGGCACAGCGTGTCAAGCCGCTGCTGGAGGCCAAGGGGGTGGGCGTGGTGCTCACCAAGACGGCGGACAACTACCCCAGCCTGACGGAGCGGGCCAACATCAGCAATAAGGCAACGCCGGACTGCTTTGTGAGCATCCACACCAACGCCGCCGGAGAGGGCGGATGGTCGAGCGCGTCGGGGCTGGAGATCTACACCAGCGCAGGGCCCATGACGGCGAAGCGCAATGCGCTGGCTTCTGAACTGGTCAACGCCTTTCACGCGGCGGGAGTGACACTGCGGAGTGAGCCCATCAAGCATGAGATGTATACCGTGCTCGCCAAGACGGACGCCCCCGCCGCGCTCATTGAGTACGGCTTCCATACCAACAAGATGGACACGGAGTATCTCAAGGATAGCAAGTACCGGGACAAGCTGGCCGAGGCCACCGCAAAAGGCATCTGTGAGTTCCTGGGCGTGGCGTGGCAAGCCGAACCGGGAGCGGACAACTCGGAGGACACCCCGGACGTTTGGGCCGCTGATGCGTGGCAGAAGGCCAAAGACAAGGGCGTTCTGGACGGCACCCGGCCCCGCGATAATATGACCCGGCAGGAGCTGGCCGTCGTGCTGGATCGGTTGAATCTGATTTGATGGAGGTACATATCATGGACATTTCTTCTTTGGGTATCACCGGAGTGGCGGTTATCACTGTGATCTGCTTCCTGGTCGGCCAGGTGGTCAAGGCCACTGGACTGGACAATAAGTGGATTCCCATCATCTGCGGTGCGTTTGGCGCGGCGCTGGGCATCCTCGGCATGTTTATCATGCCCGAGTTCCCGGCCAGTGATTACCTTACCGCCGCCGCCGTAGGCATTGTGAGCGGCCTCGCGGCCACTGGTATCAATCAGGTCTATAAGCAGTTGACTAAGGAGGGCTGATGCCCATGGAGTGGGTAGGCCCACTGATTTCCGGCGCGGCGGTCGTCCTGGTGGCAATCATTGAGGCGGTCGCCGCGAGGGAGCGGAAACGCATCAAATCTGACAACCAGAAGAGCGATGCCCTTATGAATGGGGTACAGGCTCTGCTAAGACGCGAAATCATTGCCGAGTACAACCACTACTCCGAGCAACGCTATATCCCGATTTATGGGATGGAGAACGTGCTGGACATGTACAATGCCTACAAGGAGTTGGGTGGGAATGGGATGGCGGCAAAGCTGGTCGAGGCCCTGAAACAACTGCCAACGGAGCCGCCGGAGGTCGAAAGGACGTGACTGAATGAGCGCAAAGGTGAAGCTGCCCCCAGAATTGGCGAACCTCTTGCGCTCAGAGCTGGAGACGGCCATCTATGAAGCCGCCCTGCACCGGGACGATGAATTGATCGCCAAGCGCCGTATCATCGACAAATGGGCGGAAATGGACATTGCGGCGGAGCTTGGATGGGAGCGGTCCACGGTATCCAAGCATATCCCGTACATACTGAATGAAGTGAAACGGGTGGCAAACAGAATAACAAAGTTAAAAGGAGTCGGGAATTAACCCGGCTCCTTTTGCTTTGTCCATTTCATTAAGTCTTCGCAATCCTTTTCCATTCTTGTGTAACTCTCAATGTTTCGAATACTTCGCATCGCGCAAAAACCACACACCAACGCGCAAATAATCCCGCCTACGATTGAAAACATCCGCCCGGATACAACACCCCATACAAAATTACCAGAACCGTATGCTACAGCAAATAAACAGAAAAGAATCAATAACTTGCAATTTCTGATTTCCTTTTTATACATCCATATCACCTCTATGTAATTTAATTATATGCTAAAATCCTGAATTTGCAAGGGGAATCAACCTCCGGTCAAATATAGTCACAAAAAGTCACATAAATCGAACAGGACTAACACAAGTACCCCTCTGGAACGCCACCCAGCCGGGGTATTTTTATGCGACAATATAGACATGGAGGACGTGAGGATACAGGGTTGGTACACGTCGCCGCCCTCCTCACGGACTTCTTATTTTTATGGACAAGGACGTGTTTGAGATGACTTTGATTGAGAGGATGGTAGCCGCTGGCATGTCCCGCGATTGTGCCACCGAAACAGCGATGTGGTACATGGCACAGGGAGATGACGAGGGCCTAGAGGATTACGTAACCGCATTGGAGGCGGGGAGGGAGGCGCGTCAGTATGGCGTTTCCTAATTACACATACCCGGCTTATGGGGCCTACAATCCTGTTACCCCGTTTGCTCCGGCTCCACAAGTATATCAGCCCCAGCAACCTACTCAGCAACCCTCACAGACCATTCAGCCACAGAGTAATGTAAACACACAGCCCGCTTTTTTCTGCCGTCCTGTGGCCTCCAGGGAAGAAGCGCTGGGTGTTCCGGTTGACTTCATGGGTGCTCCCATGTTTTTCCCCGACCTCGCTCATAATGTGGTCTATATGAAACGATTCAATACCAATACCGGAGCTGCTGATGTGTTTGAGTTCCACGGCCAACAGCAGGCAAAAGAACAGCAGGCAGAGAACCCGGCCCCCGCTTTTGCACCGCTGGATGAATTTATGGACATGAAGGACACCATCAACAATCTGAAGGACGAGATAGAACGGCTGAAAAAGCCCACATCCGGCGGAAAGGCAGGGAAAAAGAATGATGCCTCCGATGAATAATCCCATGATGGCCATGCTCCAGATGGCGCGGAACGGCGGGAATCCCATGCAAATGCTCCAGCAGATGGCTGGACAGAATCCGCAGGCAGCTCAAGCCATGCGGCTTATTCAAGGGAAAAACCCGCAGCAACTACGCCAGATCGCGGAGAACATGGCAAAAGAGCGTGGTGTAGATCTAAACCAGATTGCCCGACAGATGGGTGTAACACTACCCAAATAATCTCATATTATTTCTTTTTCTTAAGAAAAGTGTCCTTAATTGCTTCTTCAAAAGACATGCCCTTATGAACCTTTTTATAAACAGAACCGGGAGATATTCCGAGCATAGAACACCACTCCGTAATGCATCTCGTCTCTCCGTTTAACACGATGAAACGATTTGTCTTTATGTTGTGAACCTGTTCCAATTGAGTAGCCCATCGGCAATTTTCGGGACAATACCCTTTACTTCCGTCTATTCGGTCTATTGTTAATCCCTTTGCTCCTGGATGGGTTTCTTCGCACCAAGCAATAAATTGCTCTGGGGATTTTCTCCATTCCTCGCAAACAGTGACGCCCCTTGCCCCATATTTTTTATATGCCGGTTCTTTGGGATCGTAACATCTCCTGACCATATCATTCCATTTTTTATAGAATGGGTGCTTGCTCAGGCCGTGTGTTTTTCTTCGGTTGTCCCAAGTATGAGCACCTTTTTTCCCTTTTGGAAGGCAACCGCAAGATTTAACAGCTCCACTTGAAAATTGATAAGGAAGACAAAAGACTGTATTCCCGCAATCACATAGACATTTTAACTTTACTCGGCCACCAGCTTCTGGCCTTATATAGCCTATAACAGTTAGTTTATTATTCTTTTTCCCCATAAATTCGTTGACATCGATTCGCAAAATATCACCCTACTACATTATATAGCAAACTATATAATAATTCAAATGTATTCTCGATATATAACGGGGCGCGCGACCCGATATATAAATCACTAACAAAGGAGAACTATTTATGGACGATTTTGCAACCGGATATATTGCTGGACAGGGAGATAACAACAACAGTAGCAATGGCATGTGGGGTGATGGCGGCTGGATTTTTGGCATCATCATTCTGGCTATGGTCTTTGGCTGGGGCCGCGGCGGCTTCGGTGGTTTCGGCGGTGGCGGTGCCAGCACCGATCCCGGCCTCGAGGGCCTAGCCACCCGTGCCGATGTGAACGAGGCCATTGCGTTCAATGGCGTTGAGCGCGGCATCTCTGCTATCCAGCAGGGCATCTGTGACAGCACCTATGCGCTGAATAACAGCATCACCAGCGGCTTCAACAACACCAATGTGGCACTTCTCCAGGGCTTCAACGGCGTCCAGTCTCAGATGTGCAACATGGCCGCTCAGGCACAGGACTGCTGCTGCCAGACCCAGCGCGCTATCGACGGCGTGAACTACAACATGGCGACCAACACCTGCGCCATCCAGAATACCATCCAGAATAGCACACGAGATATCATTGACAGCCAGAACGCTGGTACTCGTGAAATCCTGAATTTCTTGACTCAGGATAAGATCGCCTCCCTCCAGTCTGAGAATCAGGCGTTGAAGTTCCAGGCCAGCCAGACCGCACAGAACTCTTATCTTGCTGCCATGTCTGACGCTCAGACCTCTGAGCTGATTCGGCGCATCAACCCCATGCCC